GGAATCCAAAGTGTAACCTCGGCTGGTATTGCCGATGGGGCAGTGATCTCTGATAAGATAGCCGACGATGCGGTAACAACAATCAAGATTGACGACGGGGCCGTAACATCCGCAAAGATCAACGACAGTGCAGTAACATCCGCCAAGCTGGCTACGGGATCAGTCACGGCGTTTAAACTAGCGGCCACTTCCGTAGATTCTTCGAAACTTGTAGACAATGCGGTAACGACGGCAAAGATTGCCAACGCTAACGTGACCCAAGCAAAGGTCGATAAGGCAGACCAATCCGAGATGGAAAGTCAAAGCAGCACCGATGGTGTTGTTACACCTGATGTTCTTAAGTATAGTCCGTTCTCTCCAAGGTGCTATGGATCAGTGGGGCTCGCCGATGACAATGACGAAACCTTTGTCAATGGCTACAATGTCGCTTCTGTGTCTGCTAATAATGCTGAGCGAACAATTAACTTTACGGAAGATTTAGACACGACGGACTATGTTGTGCTGTTAACTATCAAAGGGACAGGAACAGCCTACAATGCGCCGTCAGTTGTCAGTAAAGCAACATCAGGATTTGTCATAGACTTGAACACTACCACAGATACAGGCAGGGCTATTGACTTCGTCGTCTTCGGAAGTAACTATCCTAGCTCGTAACACAATACGATGAACTCGTCTCTGAATACTCCACTTGTAGGTATTACCGGATTGATTGCAAACATAACACTCGAACAAGTTAACACCATTGTTGCTATTGCGGTAGGTATATCTACCCTGTTGTATATGTTAATAAAAATATATCATTTAATAAATAACAAAAAGAGATGAGCGACGAGAAACGAAGTATAAAAATGGAAGGTTTGCAAGACCTTTTGATAGATACATTTATAGATCAAATCAAACATGGTGACCCTGCGCCTGCCTTGTTAAACGCTGCACGTCAGTTACTTAAGGACAATAACATCACGGCAAGTGTCACCAAAGACTCACCCCTTGAAGCACTTGTAAATTTACTTCCATTCGAAGACCCAACTGATAAAGTTGTTAATGAATGAGTAACACTATTCCACCACAACTTAAGGACTTCCGTAACTTCCTTTGGATGACATGGAACCACCTTACGCTTCCGGCACCCACTCCAATCCAATACGAGATCGCCGAGTGGATGCAAAACGGTCCGCGCCGAGGGGTCATCCAAGGGTTTCGCGGAGTCGGCAAGTCGTGGATCTGTTCTGCCTTTGTGGTCCACCAGTTACTCCTTGACCCACAAAAGAACATCCTGGTTGTCTCCGCATCCAAGAACCGCGCCGATGACTTCTCTACGTTCACCCTTAGGTTGATCCATGAGATGCCCGTATTGGCTCACCTGATGCCCGGGGACAAACAACGCTTCTCCAAGATCTCCTTTGATGTCGGACCAGCCCAAGCATCCCATGCACCCTCGGTCAAGTCCCTTGGAATAACATCTCAGCTTACCGGCTCCCGAGCAGACATCATTGTTGCCGATGACGTAGAGGTCCCAAACAACTCCGCAACACAGTCAATGCGCGACAAGCTCTCTGAGCAAGTCAAGGAGTTCGAAGCCATCCTTAAGCCCGAGGACAACAGCCGCATCCTTTTCCTTGGGACACCCCAGTGTGAGGACAGCATTTATAACAAGATGCTTGAACGGGACTACGAGATGCGCGTGTGGCCCGCAAAGACAATAACAAAAGACAAGTCCGAAAAGGTCTACCGAGGTAACATCGCAGAGTCCTGTGTGGATGATGAGAACACCGGCAGACCCACCGAACCCAGCCGCTTCAACGAGATCGACCTAGCAGAGCGCGAAGCATCCTACGGTAAGTCAGGGTTCGCCATGCAGTTCATGCTGGACCCCAAGCTGTCAGACTTGGATCGCTATCCCTTAAAGATCAATGACCTTATTGTTATGGATCTCGATGACGAGACAGCCCCAGAGAAACTGGTGTGGGCTCAGGTGCCTGAGAACGCTTGGGACAGCACGGTGCCCAACGTAGGGTTCACCGGGGATCGCTTCTTTCGCCCAATGAAGACTGTGGGGGAGCATGTGCCCTACACCGGAAGTGTCCTTGCAATTGACCCTTCGGGCCGAGGAAAAGACGAGACATCATGGGCTGTCGTCAAGATGCTCAATGGTTACCTTTATGTTACCGATGCCGGTGGTATGCAAGGAGGATACGACGAAAAGGTCCTTAAGGTGCTTACCATGAAGGCCAAGATGAATAAGGTAAATGTTATTGTGGTGGAAAGCAACTTCGGTGACGGCATGTTTGTTGAGATCATTAAGCCCTATCTTACCAAGATCTACCCTTGCACCATCGAGGAAGTCCGACATAACATCCAAAAGGAGAAGCGAATCGTGGACACCCTTGAGCCGGTGATGAACCAACACAAACTTGTTATCGACCCAAAGGTCATCCGTAACGACTACGATACCGCCCAAAAGTATCCCATCGAGACCCAACTCAAGTATCAACTGATGTTCCAACTGTCTCGCCTTACACGAGAAAAAGGAGCCCTGACACACGATGACCGCCTGGATGCCCTTTCGATGGCTGTGGCCTATTGGACACAACAGATGGCCCAAGACGCTGATACTAAGATGGTTGAACGTAAAGAGGAGCTTATCCACCAGCAACTCATGGCATTCAAGGATGCCTACTACAAAACCCACAATAACCAAAATAACATAACAACATGGATATAAACACTGTTAACGAGATTATAACGATGCTTGAGGAATACCGCGATAGTGGCCTTAGGATGGATTCTGAGAGGGTTTTGGAGTCGCCCTTAGGTGAACCTAGGAAACAACGCTTAGTGCTCGCTGTGGGGCATTCTAGGGCCAAAGACAACGGTGCGGTGGGTTTGGATGGTGTTACCAGTGAGTGGGCCTACAATCGAGCCCTTGCTCACTTCATTAATCTTTATCTCGACGAGTCCATTGATGTTACCATTGTTGATGTCTACAAAGGGGATTCCTACGGGGATGCCATAATGAACCTTAAGCTGGCCGTGGACCCCCTTAAGGCTGACCTGGTGGTGGAGCTTCACTTCAATTCCTTTAGTGATCCCAACGCCAACGGATACGAAGCCCTTTACTGGCACACCTCCCTCCGGGGCCGCACCGCCGCCGACGCCTTCATTGATGTGTTTGAGACGTGCTTTCCCGACAACCTTAATCGTGGCGCCAAACCCGTCACCGACACCAACCAAAGGGGCGCACGGTTCCTTAGGACCCTTAAAGCGCCTTGCGTGATCCTTGAGCCGTTCTTCGGTTCCAACCCAAAGGAGTGGGAGATGTTCAACGATACACACGGAAAACAACAACTCGGAAAGACCATAGCCACCGGTATTAACAAGTGTTTTTTAGATTGGCGTAAGTAGTTGAATAACAATCACTTACAAATAGGGGCCATAGTAGGGGGAGGGGGAAAGATAACAATCTCTCCCTTAAGGTCTACTTAAAGTTGATCTTAGGAGACCCCGAAGGGAGACTTATCTAAGGAGATTTTAAATTTAACAATAACATCATTCCTTAGTATTATTATTAATAATTACCAATAACATCCAACTATAGATACACTATTAGAGTGCACCGTTCGAACAGCTATAGGCACTTATAAGTGAGCGAACGGTAACCTAATGTTAACTTAAGTGGTATTGTTAATGTTAATCCTTATAACCAACTAATCAGTGTTTAATGCAACATAACTCCAACATCCCAGAGACTTCTATGGATGCCCTTGAGCATTCCTTAGCTACCCTTCAAGAGCACTTCGATGATGTTGTTGTTGCCTGTCATCATCACGACACCAAGAACATCAAGGTCATCTCACCGAACCCTTATGCTGGCCTGGGGATGTTACCGACGATCCAACAGAAGCTCCGAGGTTTCATTGAGCAAGCCGAGATGGACCAAATGATGCGCGAAGAGAGCTTTAGGATGCCTTTGGATGATGACGAAAGTTTTGGTTAAAAAAATGTGAGGGGGAACGTAGTAGGGCGAGCTGCCGAAAATCCCCCGCGGCCCCCCTCGAAATCGCCATGAGAACACCGGATCGCATAGAATCGAGCGAGGGGGGTGCCTTAAGTAGCTGGTAATGAGTAATAACAAAAGACTCTTAGAATGTTTTCCGATGGCTTTGATTGTTATTTAGGACTAGGGGCCCTCTTGTTTGTTATTGCAAGTTAGTTGCATTAGTCCGTTTTTTTGTTGTCCCACCCCCTTTGGAATGTTT